AAAGCAGTTCTCCGCTACTGTTGAACCCGCAAACGCGACCAACAAGACAGTGACCTGGGCTGTTGTTGACGGAGATGGTGACGCCGTGGAGGGCCTGACCATCAGCACAGCTGGCCTGGTGTCCTGGACTGACGCTGTTACTACCGGGGCATATACCGTCAAGGTTACAACCACTGACGGCGCCAAGACGGCAACCGCAACTCTAACGCTGTCGTAATAACTGAGGGGGAGGGCTTAAGCCCTCCTTCCCCTTTTGGGGGGTGATTGTGTTGTATCTGACATATGACGAATTTAGGGATCAGACGGGTATCGACATATACGAAACCGCATTTGACAAGCTACTGCAAAAAGCAAGTGCTGTCTTGGACAATGTTACGAACCGCTTTTATCAGAAACACGATATTGAAAGGGACAGCGAATGGCGGGTGAGGCAGTTCAAAAAGGCTTTATGCGCCCAGATTGAGTATTTTCACGAAATGGGTGCAACTACCTTCGAGGGCATTAACAGGGCGCCTCAGTCCTTTACGGCGGGGCGCACAAGCGTTTCTAACGCCAGCAGGTACAATCCGGGCGGGAAAAACGAAGCCAAGCCGCTGGTGGCTGAGGATGTATATCTTTACCTTGCTGGTACAGGCTTGCTCTATGCCGGGGTGAGTTCATGTTGATGCCAAAACCGCCAAAGGAGTTCTGTGTAGATAGCTTCCAGTACAAGGAGTACAAAGGGCTTAACAACTGGTCCGAGCCTGAATACGCTGAGCCGGTATTGATTGAGCACTGTCGGATAGACAGGGGTGCTGAATACACAACGATGGCCACGGGCAAGCAATTGCTTTACAATGCAGTTGTTTTCTGTTACGAGGGGATAACAACTCCTCTGCCAGAGTTTAAAACCCAGTCAATCCTAGTCTTTGACGGACAGGAACACACTGTCACGAAAGTCATTCCAATTTATGAGGCATACGAGAAAACTATCTACTCCTACGAGCTGGAAGTGATCTGATGAAGGTGGATATAAACCTAGACAGGGTATTTGAAAAGATGTCCGATGCTAACATCCAGCGGGGCAGGCAAGCATTGGCCAACCAAGCACTAGCAGACATGAATCAGTTTGTTCCGATGGACGAGGGCATATTGAGGATGTCGGCAACCATTGACATTGATGGCGGTGCAATCAACTACAATATGCCTTATGCGGCAGCGCAGTTTTACGGGTTTATCAGGGGTGGCAGGGTTTACAACTACACTACCCCGGGAACAAGCCGCAGGTGGGATTTACGAGGAAAGGCTAGGTATATGAGTGATTGGGAAAAGGCTTATCTGAAAGGGGCGGGCTGGTGGTAATGGATTTTATGGAGCGATTGACCGAGAGAGTGAACCAAATACCGAATCTTCCTACCCCTTGTAGGATGGGCTATCTTGGAGCAGAGGAATCCTTTGTAGTCTTCCCCTTGCCGGGGTCTAGGGTTGTTAGGCGGTTCATGGATGGCACCAGTGAGCAGGCACTTAACTTTGAATTCGCTATGAAATCTAAGTCGCAGAGTAAAATACATGCTACGCTGTGGATGGTGCAGAACGAGCTTGAGGCATTGGAAGAGTTAGTAAGTCATGATGGCAGTTTTGAGTTTGAAGAGCTGATCATAACGAACAAGCCTTTTATCAGCCAGGCAGATGAGCAAGGATGGTTTGTTTTTCTGCTTGATGTGAAGGCAAATATTACAGTTTTTAAGGAGGAATAAAATAATGGCGAGAAATAAAAACGCTTTGCGTGGACATTTTGTAGCGGCGTATGACCCTTTAACACCAGATACAGAGCCCACGGAATGGCTGGAGTTGGCGAAGTATATCTCCACTATTTCCGATGACACGGAAGAAGAAACGGACAGTACAGGCTACTATGACGGAGACGGTACGCCGGAAACAGATATTATATCTGTAGCAGGAGCTTATACCGCAGAAGGGTTTTACGATCCGGAAGACCCAGCACAGGCACTGATCGCAGGGTTGAAATACAAAACCGGCGAAGGGCGCAAGATTTGGCATCGCGTAGTATCTGCTGACGGCGCAAAAGAATGGGTTGGCCGTGCTACTGTATCGGCCATTGTTGCCGGTTCAGGTGACGCTTCTGCATATGAAACCTTTAGCTGCACTATTCGTTTTGACCGGATTCCCGAAGAAAAAGACGTGGTGCCGGCAGGGGATAACAACACCGCTGCCGGGGTTTAAGACACAGTCGATTCTTGTCTTTGACGGACAGGAACATACTGTCACGAAGGTCATACCAATTCATGAGGCATACGATAAAACTATTTACTCCTACGAACTGGAAGTGATCTGATGAAGCAGGATAAAAAAGGGGGAGGCACAACTCCCCCTCATTCCTTTCTATAGGAGGGGTAACATGAGTGAAATCAAGATTGATATAAAGCGGACCGGCTTCCCGGTGAAAATCGGGTCTCTTGAACTGTGGTTTGACAGTTCGCTTGAAAACTTGAGGCGGTTTTTCGATGTGGAAGAGCTTGCCCAGGAAAAGCTGAAAGAAGCACAGGAAAAAGCAAAGCACATTCATTTCCCGGATGATGCGGAGATTGAGAATGTCGACACCAAGACCGTTGATGCTGCCCTCGATGTGCATAAGGAGTTTATCGCTGCTCAGTATGACATTATTTTTGGTGACGAAACGTTCAAGAAGATATATGAGCAGTACCCTGACATAATGGCACTGGAACAGACGCTTGACCCCCTGGGGGAGGCTATTGCGAAGCGCATCGAGGAGCAGGAAGCGGAGCGGACAAAACAGGTAGAGGCGAGGAAAGAAGAATACCTGGCGAAGAAGCGAGAAAAGAAATAAGGTGATTAGATGCGGTTGAATGACCTTTTAGTCACCTCTTTTGTTTATGATGGCAAGGAATATAATATAGACTTATCATTTGACAATGTTCTTGACGTGTTTGACGTGCTAAGCGATGATACCCTGCGTGACTATGAAAAGGCGGAAATATGCCTGGAACTGTTGCTGGGGGAACAGGGTTACACGTCCACTGTGGAGCTCTGGAATCACATCTACAAAGAGTACATCGAGATTCAACGGAAACAGCCTATTGAATACGATCTAAAAGGCAATCCCATGCCTGTGCAGGATGAGGACAGCGAAAAGATGATTGACCTGGAGCAAGATGCAGAATACGTCTACGCCTCATTCCGGCAGGCATACGGGATGAACCTCTATGAGCAGCAGGGAAAGCTCCATTGGCATGAGTTTAAAGCACTGCTGAACGGGTTACCGAGTGATACTATTATGCAGCGGGTCATACAGATCCGGCTGTGGAAACCCTCAAAGCATGAATCTGGCGCATATAAGGAAAACATGAGGAAGCTCCAAAAGATTTATGCCCTGGATGACAGTGAAGAAGAATAACCCCTCTTGTGGTAAAATATACATAGTTTTTTTGTGCAGGTTGTGCGTATATTCTACAAAGGGAGGGGTATGACATGAAAAAGCTGTTAATCTTGGCCATGTGTGTGTTACTGGGGCTGTTCATGGTGGGTTGTGGGGGCGGTGGGGATTCTGGAGAAAAACCAGCAACTGAGGCGGTAAACGAAAAACAAGACGAAATGACAGAGAAGGCGGTAATGTATTACTTAACCGCAATGACATCAAAATACATATCTATTGATAATTATGAGAGCAAGAGTCCGCAACAGCAAAAGATGCTAGACGAGGCACTCACAGATGTAAATATTGCTGTTCTTGAAATTGAAGATAAATATACAGCGGATATTCCTGCTGTAAAAGATTTGAACCAGTTATCTGAATCAATTATTTATGCAATAAAAGAGTTGCAGTCTGGGAATTATGCTACCAAGCACGAAAACGCCAAAGAGGTAGGGGGTTATATTGGGGAGATTTCAAGGAATTATTTAGATGGCGAATTGCCAGCAGTCATAAAAGTCCACACGGGATTAGAGAGCGCAAACTGATGTTTTGTAGATAATAAACGAACATCAAGCATCCTAACGGGTGCTTTTTTTATGCCTTTTTGCAGCGAAAGAAGGTGATTAGATAGATGGCTGACGGAACCATAAAAATAGCGATCGAAGTAGACGGCAAACAGGTTAACATCGTAACAAAAGACCTGAAGGAATTAGAAACGGCCGGATCTGATGCCGGCAAGGGCGCAAAAACTGCAGAGGATGGCCTGAAGGGTGTAGGCAGAGAATCCACAACGGCCAGTTCAAAAATAAAGCAGTTTGCTACCGCTTTGGGGCTTGTGGCTATAGGCGCAGCCGCTTTTAAGGTACTTAGCGCATCAATGGGCGATGCCATTAGCCGGTTTGATACATTAAATAAGTTTCCGAAAGTCTTACAAGCACTAGGTGTGTCTGCTGAGGATTCGCAGCGAGCAATGCAGAGGCTGTCGGACGGGATAGATGGCCTGCCGACGAAATTGGATGACATAGCATCTACAGCGCAAAAAATGTATACATCCTTCAATGACATGGACAAGGCAACAGATTCAGCGATAGCTCTGAATAATGCCTTGTTGGGTTCTGGATCTAGCGCGGAAGATGCAAAACGAGGTACAGAGCAATACCTTAAGGCTCTGCAGACAGGCAAAATGGAAATGGACACCTGGAATACCCTACAGGAAACCATGGATGTTGGCCTGATTAAAGTTGCCGAAGCCTTTGGATTTGCGGGAAAATCCGCAAAGCAGGATCTATACAAAGCGCTACAGGATGGCACTATCACCATGGATGAGTTTAACGACAAGCTCATCGAAGTTGGCACCGGCACTGGAATCATGGCGAAGCTGGCAAAAGAGAATAGCCTGGGGCTAGCAACATCCCTAGAAAACCTAAAGACAGCAGCTGCCCGGGGAATAGCCGATATAATTGCCTCTTTCAATAGGCTTTCCAAGGAAGCAACAGGGAAAGAGTTGGCTCAACACATTGACAGTCTCAAGGTAATTATAAATACGTCATTCAAGGTGATCGGCTCTGTTATTGAGGGTACTACCCCGATAGTGAAGGGCTTTTCCAGTGCATTAGGTGCTACCCTGTCAGTGGTACAAACTCTATCCCCTGCAATCGTGGGGTTAATGGCTGCATATTCCTCATACACAGTTATCACAAAGGCCACTGCGGCTATTGAAGCATCTAACAAGGTGCTTGCTATTGCCCAGGCATCCCATAAAGCCCTCACGATTGCCACCCGTGCACAAATGGCGGCGCAGGTAGGTTCAACGACAGCCACAAGTGCTGACATTGCGGCAAAGGCGGCACAGGCGGGGACAGTCAAGCTTGCTACCCTAGCAATCGGCGTCATGACAGGCTCCATAAGCCTTTCAGCGGCAGTACAGGCTGTTGCGACAGCTGCATCCTATGCACTGGGAGCGGCGATCCAATTCATGATGGGGCCTATTGGCTGGGTAACGGCAGGAATCGGCTTGCTTGTCACGGGCGTTATCGCTGTCGTGAAATGGTTCAAAAAATCAACGGAAGAATCCAAAAAGCTGAACGCTGAAACAGAAAAGTTAAAGACGTCAACCGATGCACTGAATGACAGCATAAAAAGCACATCAGATGCCCATACCGAGAACCAGAGGAGCATAAAGGCCACAGCACAGGCAAATCAGGACTTAGCTGAAAAGGTTGAAGAGTTGGCGGTAAAAGAAAACAAGTCTGCTGCTGAAAAGCAGATGCTCAGGGATTACATCAACCAGCTCAATGAGTCTGTGAGCGGACTTAACTTGTCCTACAACGAGGAAGCCAATGCCCTCAGCATGTCGTCCGAGGAAATGAAAGCAAGAATCGGGCTGATGGAGGAACAAGCATCCTATAACGCTGCCCTTGAGCGCCAGGTGGAAATATCGAAGGAGCAAAACGAAGTTGAGCAACAGCTAGCGGAGATAAACAAACTCAGGGAAGAGTGGAACCTGAAGCTAGAAGAAGGCACTGTCAAGGCTGGGGAACACAAAAAAGCCATGGGCGAGCTGAACGAGCAGGAAAAAGCCCTGACCGAAACAAATGCCCAGCTGGCCGAGCAGCAGAAGGAAACCGAAGAGCAAATGACTGCCTCAATGGAAGCTATCACTGAGGCCACCAAAAAGGGCATATCTGCCCAAATGATAGCCTTTGAGGACCTATCTGAATCACAACAAGAGACAGTAGAAAGCATGAAGTCCACCTGGGAAGACTATAAAGATGCTGCTACTGATATGTTTGACACCCTTTCGGACAAGGCCGAGTTGTCCGTTTCGGAGATGACCAAAAACCTAGAGGAGAACCAGCGCATCATAGGTGAGTGGGCAGAAGGTATCGCTACGCTTGCAGAACGAGGTGTAGATGAGGGTCTGCTTGAGACTTTGAGAGCGGCCGGCCCGGAATCTGCGGGGCATGTCAATGCACTTGTAAACGCATCTGATGCAGAGCTGGCACACCTCAGTGAAGTCTTTGCTAATGGCGGGGACGTGGCTACAAAAGCTCTGGCGAAGTCCCTGGGTATCGAAGAATCAGGCGTAATGGAGGCGGTGGGGCACCTAGTTTCAGGGGCAGAACAATCCCTGAAGGAAGAAATAGAATCAGCGAACTTCCCCACAATCGGGGAATCCATCCCTAAGGGAACCGCTGAAGGTATTGAGAAGGGGACACCTGAAGCGGAAAAAGCATCAAAAGGTATGGCCGACAAGACAACCAAGGCAGCCAAAGATTCTTTTAAGACGCAGAGTCCGTCCAAGGTTTTTAGGGAAATTGGGGGGGATCTTACAGACGGATTGGCTTTAGGTATTGACCAGGGGTCGTCTAGGGTGGTTCAAGCCGTTCAGAAGATGTTCCAGGATGTGGAATCCAATTCTAGGAGTAGTTTTAGCAATATCACCAGACAATATGACAACGCTGTCAGCAACCTAGATAAATCACTGTCACGGCTACCTGTAGTAACACAAAAGGCTATGAGTGATACTACGAGTAGGTTGAAAAGCGGTTCTTCCAATCAGGTCAGCGCTATGCAAGGACTTTCCCGCAGTTATGACAGAGAGATTAGACAGGTAGAAACAAGTCTCAATAAGTTGCCTAAGATTGCTGAAAAGGCTATGAAAAATACGCTTGATAAACTGAAAAGCGGGAGCAAAGATCAGGTTGACGCAATGAAAAAACTGTCAGCTGATTTGAAAGCTCCTTTCAAAAGCTTAAACAGTGAATTTAACGCTATGGGTCAAAACGCTATGCAGGGGCTTGATGCAGGGCTCAGGGCTAGGCGGGGGCAAGTCATGGCAACAGCACGTAGTATAGCAAATAGCGTAGCCGCAGAGATGCGCAAAGCTCTGAAAGTTAGTTCCCCCTCTAGGGTTATGCGTGACGATATTGGGAAAATGATACCGGCAGGACTTGCTCTAGGCATCGGGGATAACGCCAAGCTGGTGTATGAAGAACTGAGTAAGTTATCTAGCGGCATGATGAAGATGGCTACACCTGAGGTTGCTCTGGGAGCATCTAAAATGAGGTATGCAGGTGCGGGATTTGGCAGTCAGAGCATAAGTACAATTACGAACAACAATAAAAAGCTGTATAGCCCGACAATTCAAAACTACTTCACTAAAGATGTTTCAACGCCTAGCGAGGTGGCAAGAAAGAATAGACAGCAGCAGCAGCGACTAGCTATGGAGTGGGGGTTTTAATATGTTTAAATTGGTGTTCACAAACTCAAAAAATGAATCAATCGAAATGTTCGGTCCTCCATATCGGCTCATCCGGTTCGATGGCCTGGGTGATGTGGCTGCTGTCAATCAGACGCAAAAAGCGTCCTACCAGGACGGGTCTACGCTGATTAATACGGTGCTTGAAGAGCGATACCCTGAAATAGAGTTAAAAATTACAGCGGGGGATGAAATAGAACTTGCAGCGCATAGAAGGAAGCTTCTATCGGTATGTAATCCTAAGTTAGGAGAGGGAACGCTGCGGCGTATTTCCGCAGACGGCGAGCATATTCTCAAGGCAGTGGCCGAATCCGTGCCTTTTTTCCCTGATGGACAGGGGAACCGGGGCAGACACTTTCAGAAAGCATTGGTTACGCTCAAGTGTCCGAATCCCTACTGGCGTGACGCAAAAACGAAAAAAGCAGAAGTGGCCAGCTGGCGGGGTGCTTTTGAATTTCCTCTCGAAATTGTATCTGAAGGCATTGAAATGGGATATAGAGAGCCTAGTTTAATTGTAAACAGCTACAACCCCGGGGATGTTGCCTGTGGGATGGAGATCCGTTTCAAGGCGCTGGGCACAGTGGAAAATCCGAGCCTGTTTAATATGAATACACGTGAGTTCTTAAAGGTAAACAAAACCTTGACCGCTGGTGAGATATTGACGGTAACTACTCACTTTGGAAACAAAAGAGTAGAAGCTAACCTGAATGGGGTAATTTCAAATGCTTTCAATTGGCTAGATTTAGGAAGTACATTCTTGCAGTTACAGCCGGGCGACAATTTGTTTCGTTACGACGCAGGCGAAGGCTTAGATAATCTGGAGATTGATATCTACTATAATCCGCAGTATGTGGGGGTGTAGCTAATGGAGCTTTACATCTTCGATGAGGAGTTGAATTTTCAAGGGCTGACAGATAAATACTTTAGCCTTCGCTGGACACGGCGATATCACAAGACAGGGGAATTTGAGCTACACTGTGCTCTTACCGCTGAAAACCTATCACTATTACAACGGGGGAATATTGTTTGGAAGCCCGGGGATAGGGAAGCGGGTTATATTAGTTGCAGGAATTTAAAACAAGATGAAAGAGGACAAGAAATATTAACCGTAAAAGGCAATTTCCTAACCGGCTACCTGGGGCGGCGGATTATTTGGGGTACAGAAAACCTGAACACCACAGCGGAACTGGGGATGCGGGGACTGGTAGAAAATAATGCAATTACGGTTGATCCCGATAGAAAAATACCCTTACTGGAGCTGGCGCCATTGAAAGGTTTTTCTGATGAGTATTACTATCTGTCTATGTATTATCCGTATTGGGAAGCCGTACCGCTCGATTTACCTGTTGTTTTTTATCAGGTTAGCTATAAAAACTTGCTAGAGGAGTTAGAGAACCTCTCAAACCTCAGCGGTTTGGGGTATCGAGTGATACCTAATTTCGCAAGCAGACGATTATTGTTTGACGTTTATCAGGGGGTAAACCGCATTGCTGAACAGGGCGAAAATCCCCCTGTGATTTTTAGTAATGAATTTGATAATGTTTTTGAGCAGGAATACATTGACGGCATTAACAACTACCGCAACATTGCACTTGTAGCCGGAGAAGGCGAAGGCCAGGACCGGCAACTGGTAACGGTGGGGGGTGGTGCAGGCCTAGATCGTTATGAATTGTATGTGGATGCCCGTGATTTGCAAAGTAGCGAGCATGTTGACGGCGAAGAAATACCGATACCTCCCGAACAATACCAAGAGATGCTTGTTAAGCGTGGTGAAACAAAGTTGGCCGAGTGTTCTGAATTGCAGACCTTCGATAGTAAAATCAATGTTCGGGGTAATTTACGATACAAGCGTGATTTTGATTTAGGTGATGTCGTGACTGTGACAAACAAAAACTGGGGCGTAACAGTGAATACTAGGATAACGGAAATAGAGGAAGTTTACGAGTTTGGAAAGCAAGAAGTGTACTGTATGTTTGGGAATAGTGTACCGACACTAGTAGATAAAATTAGACAGGCGGTGAGGTAGATGGAGCATAGCGGCTTTTTTAACTCTGTGGATGGCGACCGAAAATATAAAGCTGAGTTTTTTGCTAAATATTTTGCG